CAATGGGAAAGAATTGTCATTCTGCTGGAAAGCACCCAGCACCAAAATCTTGGAAAAAGTTTCAGCAAACACGATCTAGCAAAGACCAAGCTAACTATTGGTTTGAAGAAACATATGAAAATTATAATTTAGGAATTGTAACTGGATCAGTAAGCGAAAATGTTTTTGTTGTAGATGTGGATGTTGCTGAAGGGAAATTAGGAGCAGATTCATTAGATGATCTGCAAATGGCTAATGATGACCTTCCTCATACATTGGAACAGACTACTGGATCAGGTGGCAAACATTTCTTTTTTAAAGCACCAAAAGATATAAAAATCATAACTGGTAAGAATACTCTTGGCGATGGGATCGATACAAGAGGAGAGGGTGGTTTTGTTGTAACTGCTCCCAGTAATCATAAAAGCGGAAATACCTATAGAGTTGAAGATAAAGAAATTGAAATAGCCGATGCTCCTGAATGGTTAATAAATAGCATTAATGCTGCAAATTTAAATGGTTCGGCATTGGTTAATCCAAAAATGAACCGATGGGGTGAGATGGTTGATGGTCGAGAAGGCTATATGGTTCATCTAATCATAGGCACAATCCGTACTTGGTGGGCAACAAAAGGGACAATTCCCACAGTAGATGAATTAGTACAAGAAACATATCCCACTTATGTAGCAAAGGCTAAAGAAAGAGGTCGCTCATTAGATGATGACGGAAGAGGAATACAATTATTTAAACAGAAAGCAAAATATCAGGTTCAAAAGGCTAAGAACAATGAATTAACTGTTTTACAGAATGTTCAGCCTAAATCAGAATTGGTACAACAATTTACTGGCAGTTCCACCTCGAATGTTGTATCAATCGGTCGAGGGAATGAATTGGATAGGGTCGCTCCGCCAATTCGTTCTCTCACCATAGCCGATTGGGGTATGGATCGCTATAAAGGTTCTGCTCCTGAACAAGAATGGCTAATTGAAAATGTCCTCCCACGCAAAGTACCAGGATTGTTATGTGCAATCGGTGGATTAGGTAAATCTTACATATTATTAGACTTGGCTTTAAAGGTTGCTGGTGGCGATAATGCAATGCATCAGGAGTATGCATTAGGCGGAAAAATCGTAAATAATGGGAAAGTTGTTTTTCTTTCAGCAGAAGATTCAGCAGATTCGATGCATCGCAGAATTGATGCAATCGATGACACAAAACTAAAAGAAAGAGCATCAGGAAATTTATTTGTTATCCCAATGCCTGATGCTGGAGGAACACCTCCCATCATTCAGCAACAGTTAGGAATGTATTCTATATCTCCACAGTTTGAAGATATTAAGAAACAATTAAAAGATTTAGGGGACATAGCTTTACTGGTTATTGATCCTCTTCAGGCATTTGCACACGCAGATATTAATTCTGATCCAGCATCCGCTCAATTTTGGTGGTCAACAATGTCTGAATTATGTGTTTCAATCAGTGGCAATATCATTGTCAGCCATCATATGCGTAAAGATGGAACATTTAGCATTAAGAAGTCCGTACAAGCTAGGGAAAGTATCAGGGGTACAACTGCACTCGTTGATGGTGCAAGGTGGGTCTATGGTCTTTGGAATATGCCTGAACAAGATGAAAATGTTGTAGCTGATAAACTTGGGTTTGAAAGTGGAACTGGGCATTGTGTTTGTGGAGGTGTTGTTAAGGTCAATGATAAGGCAGATAACTCGACAAAAACATTTGTACGTCAGGAAAGTGGTCTATTAACGGATCAAACTCCTACAATAACAGCAATACTAGAACAATCAGGTAATCTCGAAACATCCCAAGTCAATTCTATCTTTGCTGAAATCGAAAGGCGATGGCATACAGACCAACCTTTTGCACTTGGCACGAATACTATGCGAAGTTTTCTTGGCTATCTTAGATCAGAATATGCAATCCCCAGTAGTGCTGCAAAGAAATATCTAAACAAGTGGATGAATCAAGGATTGATAAAAGTGGAAGTTCATACACCACACTTGAAAATGAAAGGCTTAAAAGTAATGGAGAAAAGCGATGGAAATTAAAGTTGGAGATCAAATTACAATACCATTTACTGGAGAACAGCATCTTAAAAAAACTGGGTCAATCTGTATGGTCGTTCAGATAGAACCTCGATTTGTTTATGTAAAACGATACGACTTGAAAAATCAAAACTGGCAAAAGGGATTTAGACAGCTTGACAGAAGTTTTGTTGAGAAATGGATAGGAGGAAAAACACAATGATTAAATTTTGGTTTAATAGAAAAACTCTTACAAAAGAAGAGTTGTTTCAGGCAAATACTATTCATTATTTGCAAAAACTTCAGCACGAAGTCAGGGAACTGGGAATCTTTACTCAAAAATTGTCAGATAAAATCGATAATTTGAATAAAGATGAACCAGCTAAAAAATACACAATTTCAGATATGGATAGCAGAAAATCGTGAAAAACTTATGCGGAAATGGTGCGGAAGTGAGTGCGAAAGTAAGCGGAATTGAGCGGAAATGGATTGCGGAAGTAAACCCCCCATACCCCCCAAGTGTTTACTTTCGCAAACACCACTTGGAAGTGGTTAACGAAAGCAATCACAACGAAAGGGAAAAAGTATGAAAAAACTATTTGAAGATGATCCATTAGCTGAAAATTGGGATAAGCACGGAAGACATTATAATAGAGAAACGGAAATCCGTACATCGACCAGTATGAATGATTTAATGTTTTTAGGAACAAGCAAAATATATGATGAAGGATATAGAAGAAAATGTGCACGAAAAAATTGTAAAAAGCGATTTGTTCCAAGAATAGCTAATAAATGGCATTGCTCTGATAAATGTAGAAACATAACTAGATTGACTAAAGCTGATGCCAAATCATTATAAATCTGTTCCTCCTATGTGGGCGGATCATAGACACGAAGATATTAAAGGTGCTTTAGAACCTCTCGATGAGTTCGCTCGAAAGATGGAACTTAAATGGGGAGTCGATAAGCTGATAAAATTAGTTACTCCAGGTACTGCCGATAAGTTTCGATTAGCAGAAGCAAATTTCAATAAAGCAGCCGATGTTGATGACCACATTGCTCTAATTCAAAAAACAGAAAATCTTCTTAGAGGATTGAAGGTAATGGATAAGGAAGCTGAAAAACTTGGCTATAAAGCCAGTACAGATAAAGTATGGCATTTTGAGTTTGAAGGGCAACGGATATGCTTTGCTCAATCGTTTAGTGACCTCGCACTAATTAATGAAGCTGATTACGATAGAGGATTTACGATTAGAGAACTGGCTCTAATTATTTTTGAACACGATGAAAAATCAAAAGAATTTAAGAAAGTTAAAGAGGATTTTAAAACTTCTCAAATCGTAAACTTTCAAAGCAAAAAACATAAAACAGAAAAAATATCATTGGAGGACTTGGATGACGAAATCCCATTTTAAAGGCAAAATTAATAATCCTGATAGAATAGAAATATTAAAAGAAGCTGGAGGTCTTATTGTTGGAGATAGAAATAATGAATATGGTGAGCCATACGACAATATGAAACAAACACTTAATTTAATAAAGGCTTATATTGGCGATAGGAAGGGTTCTGAACTGGTGGTTACGGATGTTCCGTTAATTATGATCTGTATTAAATTAGGTAGGCTTGGTGGAAATCTTCGCTCGACAGACAGTTATAAGGATATTATCGGATATTGTGCTATTGCTTATGAATGTCAGAATAAAGAAAAAAATCCCCAATAATTTCTTACTGGGGATTGGTATTTGGTTATTTTCTCATTTTAATCCAACTTTTAAGAATAGTAATAATATACTTTCGATCAAAATCTTCAACTTGCTCTAATAGTTTTATGATTTTTTCTATTTCTTTTTTAGTCATTTTTTCTACTCCCATCGTGCTACTCCAGTAACCTCAATATAATTGTTTTTATAGGCTGGGTCATTTTTCAAGCCTTCTAAAATGTTATCAGTTAACAAATTCACATCTAAATAAAGAAGTTCATCATTCTCTTCATCTTCAATAAGATAGTCAGACACATCTATTGTAACATTACTTTTATTACTCATTATAATACTCCTCTTTCTTTTAAAATTTCATTCATTTTTTCTTCTGAATTTAAAATCCTTAAATGCTGCTTATGGTCTTTGGTAATATACAGCCAGTTATGGTCGTGTGGATGCTCTATTAAATCATCATTATTAAATCTTTTAATAAAATCATCCATTGTATATGGGTCGGATGAATGTGAAGATAGATTTATTACATATATTATATTAGTCATTATGATACTCCTTTTCCCATTCTTCTACAGTTTTGAAATTTTGATATTCTCCAATAAATTCGTGGTCGTGCCATCCATTAGCTTCAGTAATACCATCCATAAATGCCTGAAGTTCTTCGGCAGTATCAAAAGAATATTCTTCAATATTTTCTTTTAATCTATCCATTCCCCAAGCTACCTTAATATTAAATTTTTTATTCGCCATTTGTCGCTCCTATAATTGTTATTTGGTTTTTATCATATATTATTTTTATAAGCTGATTTGGTTTAAATACCTCGCCAACTTTCTGATTATGCAAATCTATAATTTGTCTATGTTTGCCGTTTCTTTTTGCTCCAGCAACTTGAAGATTTGCAATGTGGATTACACCATTAACACCATCTATTTCAGTATTGTATAGCTTTTCAAAACTTTTATATCCCTTTAAAAGATAATTACTGGATATTAAACTAATGAAATGAGGGAAATAGTAGGCTCTAAATTCCTGATTAGTGTCAAAACCACTTCTAACCAGTTTATTCCCCTCTATCCATATTCTGAAGGCTCTTTTAGTCTGCTTTAATTTTGTATATCCTATTTCCATTAGTCGCTCCTTTTTAATTTTTCTATTGCAATTTCTATTGCTTTTAAATCGTATATATCAGGATATTTTACACCCAACATATCAGCAGTTTTTTGTAACCATTCATTAAGCTGTTCGCTTTCATATTCTCTAATGATTTGATTTGTGTGGTCACTTCCAACATCATCTTTATAAACATTTGTGATATTCATATTGAAACAAAATGCATCTCCATTAGCACCACATTTAATTTCAGCTTTTGAATTTTCTTCAATGTAATTTATTCTTTCATCAAATTCTTCCATTAGTCGCTCCTTATATTAATGATAATTGTAGTTTTTTTGCCGTAGCTTGTTTATCCCACCACCAGTTAATGCTTTGCTTGATACATTCATCAAGGTTTGTGTAGGCTTTGCTGTAATGATTAATTATTCCGTATTGATTAAAATAAACAAAACCAAAATATTCTTGTAAATCAGTTTTAAAATCTTCATTATTATTGGTTGGCTGCCAGTATCCCCATTTATGAATATGATGAATTTCTAATCCTAAATCAAATGTATAAGAGTAGCTTTTTGCTTTTTTCATTGCAGTATCTTCTCCAATAATCCAGTTAAAAACATAAAAATCTTTATATATGTCTTTTGGTTTTGGATGATTAAATAAACTTGTTTTCATTTTGTCGCTCCATTTTTTTGAATTTCTTTAAATTGTGACCATTGGATTTGTTCACTTGAAAAGCCTAGTACATTAGTTATAAAACTTTCCAAATCAGTTACTTCACTATATTTCTCTTTTTTCCAATCTATATTATAAAAATTCTCTTCTAAAAATTTAGCATCATATAAATGAATTTTTTCATTTGGAAAATCAAGAATAGCTATTCCATATTTATTCATTGCTTTGCTCCTCTTCATCTTCAGGATTATCACTATCAGTTACTTCAATATCTATTGGGTAAATGTCGAATAGTTCGCTACAAATATCGTTGTATTCTTCAACTAGATTATTAATAAATTCTTCTTTTGATGTTGCCCATCTTACTGGGTTAGTGGAAATTTTAATTCTTCCTTCATATCTAAAAGTTTTTATGCTCATTTTGTCGCTCCGTTTTGTTGTTTTTTTCTAGGTAGTTTTATACTAGAGGGATGCAAAACACCCCTCTAGTGGTCTTTAAATCAAGGTTTTTTGTGGGTTTCCCCATTGGTTAGCCATTGCATCAGCTATTCCAGTATAAAATTTACTTCTAATCTTCCATCGGTCTTTTGATGGTGGTGCGTGATGTACTTCAGGTCTTGCAGTTTTGCCATCCAGTATTCCAGTAGGAATAAGATTAGGTAAATTCTTTAGCCATAGACAAGTACGTTTTTTAACATTGTCAGGGCTATCATCTTCATTAGCAAATTGATAAGGCTGTATTGATTGTGAAAATGGTCTATAATTTTTAATCCTTTGTTTTGCGTGTTTATGCATTACTGGATTTTCAACTGCTATCATATCAATATCAGCATTTAGCAATTCAGAAAATAAATGAGTTCCTTCATCTAGTTCATCCCACATTTCATTAAGTGTTTTATTTGGTGGTGCTTTATGTAACCATCTAACACCTGAATTACATAATCTTGTACAAGGTGGATGAAATACTGCTAACATATCCCAGTTATCAGATTTTAAAACATTCAGGACATCATCCTGAATATGTCTATTTGTTTTATCATCACTAGGTAATATATCACAACTCCAAGCATCGTGACCTTGCTTTAAAAAAGCATTTCTTACAATGCCTGAAGTTTCACAACCGATTAAGATTTTCATTTGCAAATCTTCCATTCATCAGTAATTTGACTATCAATTTGATTATACTTTTTATCCCAATCCCAAACACAAGCCATTACTTGATTGGTTTCATAGCAAACACGGACTTCAAGATGATATTGTTCACCATTAATTTTAAATGGATACCAATTACTTTCAATAACTTTATCAATATCTTCTATATTACTCATTGGGTTAAACTCCTCATATAATCAATGAATTTTGCAAACTGCTCAAAAGTAAAAACTCCTGAAGCATTAACATCAAAAAATGAAGGTTCGGCTGCAATAGTTTCATCGTGATTAATTTTATATGCATAATGAGTTATTTTATCATTTTCGATTACTGGGAAATATAAATAACTCTTGTATTCAAATCTGATAGATTCCATTTTTCCAGACTTTCTTAATACTCGCATTTTGTCGCTCCTTGTAGATTGCCACATTCTACATAATTATTATAATTGCTGACTGGCATCATCAGGCTATGTAAATCACTACATAACGACAACCAGTATTAAACTGGTTGTTTCGCCTTTTATTCTATTGTGATAGTGTCTATAGCTCTTAATAAAATATATTGTCCTTTTGGAAGGTTTAAATCATTAAAACAATCTTTACTTCCAGTTACTCCATTTAAAATAACTTTTTCTATATTATTATTAATGTTAATAGCTGTTATATCGCCATCACTTTCATTTATGTAATCAATTAGTTCTTGAACATTCATTGTTTTATCTTTTATCTAATTGAAATAATAACATCATCCCAAAGCTAAGAATAACCACAGAAGCAATTAGTCCAGCTAAATATAATAAACCAACATAAGGATGAATATTATCAAGGAAATAAACAAAACTTAATAATCCCACAAATAAACTTAAAAATGTCATTAGTATTTCTCTAAACATTTGAGTTCTCCCATTGTATAGCCATAAACTGGGCAACAAATCCTAGAAAATGATATATATTGGCATTTTTAAAATCCAGTTTAACAATTCTATCATAAGCTATATATTTATCTTCTTCATTGAAGTTGATTTTCATATGTTCAATTACATTACCTACTGGGATAAAATGTTCCATTCCGTTTTCATTCCCCTTAACTTCAAAAGAATATTCTAGGTCAATGTCTTTTTCTGATACAAAAGTATCAAGCCAGTTATTAAATTTATTATGTGATATTTTCACGTTTTCGCTCCATTTATTAATTAAAATTAAATCTAGTATGTACAATCTGGCTACATTGTCAAACATAATCAACAAGTGATATACAAATAATCAACAAATTGAAATACCTGGTGGCAAAAAATTTATGAGTAAACAAGTAACAACTAGAAGCAGAAGTTTAAATGAAATGCAGAAGTCATTCATTCATTACTTGGTCTATGAAGGTAAAAATCCCACAGAAAGTGCTAGATTATCAGGTTACAGCCATCCCAAGCAATCGGCTTATGTATTGACTAGAACACCTAGTATTATGGCAAGTATTCAGCAGACTAGACAAAGAATATATCAAACCGATTTATCCAGTTTGGCAATAGCAACATTGAAATCTGTTATGTTAGACCCTGATGCTCCAAGTGGTTCAAGAGTTCAAGCCAGTAGAACAGCACTTGAATTAGCAGGAGATTTAGGAAGCAAGACCGAAAATGATATAAATAATAAAAGTGTCAGCGAATTATCACCAGAAGAATTAAGTGATATGATAGAAAAATGGGAAACTGAAAGGTCTAATCTAGCAAAAGATGTAACAAACACGGATGAAACTGAAGAATAGATTAAAATAAATAGTCTTACCACGACTAATCAACGACCCACCCCCCTAGCATAGTCCCACAACTCCAGGCTTTGTAATGACGGATGCCTCGACTAATTTTCTAAAATTTTGCATTTTTTGAATTTTTGCTTGTAGATTTTGTAGAATCTGATGTATATATTTTGTAGAGTGCGGTGTTAATTTGAGGGATTTTTTTATGGCACAACCAACTCCATATTCAAGACAATATAATTTTAGTGATTTTCAAACATCTTCACCAAGCGATCCGTTACCAGCAACACAAGTTGAAACAGAATTAAATTCTGTTTTATCGAATCTTTCAGGCTTAAATGCAAACATTGGAATGATTCAAAGGGATGACGGAAAATTAAAAAACCAAAGTGTACATAAATCAGCTTTTGATACTGATAGTTTAGCTTTAATGGGTTTATCAGGGTTTACTGTGAAAGGAAGTTGGGCAAGTGCTACTGCATATGTTGTAGGCGATTTAGTTGATTATAATAGTGCTACATATTTAGC